TCTATTTTTAACCTTTTTCTTAGATTTTCCAATATTTAATTTACCTTTTTTAAATTCACGCATTACCTTACTGACTTTGTTTTGTTTTTTGTCAGTTGTTTTGCTAAGTTTAGATCTGTTAATAGCCATAATTAATTGAGAGGCATTGTAAAATTAACCGATCCTTCTTCTTTAAATGGGTCTACGTCAAACTTGAATGTGCCTATACCTGTATTAAACTCAGGGCTTAGCATGTCTATATAGTTTTGTATATTATCGATTACATTCTCCCCACTTTCATAAGCTGGTGTTTCTTCTCCATAAATATCTTCAAAAGCAAAACCAAAAGCGGGCATTTCGGTTAATTGTGAAAAAGGAGTATTTAATGCTGTGGGAGGTCCAAAAGGTGTTTCATTCATCATCTGCATTAATTCTTGATTAGTAGGAATAGTTGCAATGCCCTCCTCTGGTGGTGGTGCCATTACAGGTGGTGGTGCCATTACAGGTGGTGGTGAAAAAAGTTGTTGTAGGGATAGACCACCTCCCCCTTGACCACCAAAGCCTCCTTGACCTGCAAAACCTGCTGTCGTGCCACCCTGTGCTGCTGCTTGACCTGCGCTTGGAGGTGTTGCACCTCCAACCATCACTCCACCTGGACCTCGTCCTGGCGTCATGCCTCCTATGCCTTGAGGTGTATTATCCCTTTGCGCAACAGGTGAAGACCTTCTACCTCTTCTATCACCTCTGCGTCCACCTCGACCGGAAGAGTCACCACCCATTCCATGTCTGCCGCCACCACCATAATCAGGCATTATTTTTCCTCCTCTATTATAGCTGCTTGCATGTCTTTTATACCTGCTTTTGCAAGTGAAACAGACGCTCTAAGCTTCTGATGTTTGTCATTTTCGTCTAATTTTTGTTCTGCAATATCTTTGTTTTGTATCAATCTTAACCTGTCAATATTGCTTTTTTCTTCGTCTGCATCACGTTTTCTTTGCTCTTCTCGTGCTCTTATTTGCACTTCATCAGCTTTTAGACGCAGTAATGGGTCATTATCGATCTGGTTTAGCACCTTTTTCTCCTCTTCTAGGTACTCTGCAGTCGTTTCAGCTATTAACATAGCTTTTCTAGCCTCTATTTCGTCGGATGTTTTCTTAATTTGCATCTGTATCTGCTTCATTTGTGGGTTTTGACCACCTGCTTGTTGCATTTGCATTGTCATTTGTTGAACTTGCCCTATTTCTTCCTTAAATTCAAGCTGAACTTGCTCTTGTGCCATCAAACTTATGTGTTCTAGTATATTTTTTTGCACTGCAACTAAAATATTAGGGTTTGTTCGTGCAATTTGTGTACCCATGAAGGATAAATGCGCTTTCATGTGAGCTGTATGGTCTTGTCCAGGAAATGCTTTGAATGGTTTTTGTGATAAAGCCATCATGTGCTCTACACTTGGGTCCATTGGTTTTGGTGGAGCTGGTGGTGGTAGTAAAGAGTCTATATTTTTTACACCCAACGCCTCATACATGTCACGATATGCATTATACAAGTTATGTATTCTTGGATTTGACATGGCCATCTGTAATTGTGTTTGTGCCATCGTCACTCTTTGTGTTTGTGAGAAGATGTTTGGATCTGCAACAGGTATAATATCTACTTTTGCATCAAAATCTTTTTGTTTAATTTGTCTTTCACCACCCACAACGTCATATGGATATACAGGAGGTAAGTATACTGCAAAAACGCCACCCATTAACATAAATTCTTTTTTCATCGCTGCATATAATCTTTTGTGTATAGCAGACATAACCCGCGAGCCACGCTCCAAGAGTGCTACTGTCGTGCCCACTGCTGCTCCTTGATTACCATCACCCACTTGCATATCAGCAATAGACGCGAAACGTTGTCCTGCTTGTACAACCACACCCATCAACGATAGTAGTGTTTGGTCTGGTCCTTTGTAAGGCAACGGCATGAATGCAGAATTTAAATCTCCACCAGGGGCATCTACATCACGGAACTCACCCGGCTGCAACGGTTGAGCTTCGTCACGAACTCTGATGCCTCGCATCTTGAATCCGGCTGGTAAATTAGACAAGGTTCCGGCATCGAGAAGTTGTCTCAACGCGGCTGTAGCAGTTCTTGATAAACCACCGATCATATGAATTAAACCAAATCCATAGAAGCCTAGTCCTGGTAAAAATTTAAAGTGCACGAAATAATCTTTTCGTTTTTTAAGTGGATCACCTTCATCATAGTTTTTCTTAATAGATAAAACCTCACCACTACCTTCTTCAATGGTAACTATGTACGGAAGTTTAATACCCGTTGGTTCTCCGTCTTCACCCATGTCTTGAAAGCCATCTAAATCTAATTCAACATGACACTCAAGGAGAGTAAATATTTCGTCTTTGTTTGTTGTAGAGACACCACTTAAATCTTGTTTCTCTTCTGTAATTTCACTTTCAGTGTACGCTGGTGTGCCTAAGTCTATATCTCTGTAAAATTCACTAACTTGTAGTTTTCTAAGTTCGTTAGCATTCATTTTAATTACGTGTATGATTGAGTCTGCTTCTTCAAGAGAAGATGAGTTGTATGGCACTACTAAATCTTCAGCTGGCACAAACTTAGATACACAACGACCAATAACTGAGTCGTAGTAAATTTTTTTAAAGGTTGATCCTGCAAGAGGTAAATTAAATAACATCTGATCAAACTCTGGTTCATACTCTGGCATCTCACACATAAGTTGATAATTCATAAATTCTTTTACACGTTCTGCTTGGTCTTCTTTTTCTTTTGTGTGTTTACCCATGATACGAGTTCTAACTGGTCCACTAGCTGGTATTAGTTCTTTGTATGCAGATGCTTGAAACTGTGTAACAGCTTCCGCTAATACTGGATGTGTTGCACCAGATGCGCCTTGAAAAGGTTCTGTTCTGTCTTCGTATTTAAAACCTAGAAGGTCTAGTCCTTTAATGTAAGACTGTTCCCAATCATCACGAGATGATTTGTAGTCTTCGTAGTCACCCATAAGTTCAGATCCTAGCTCATCTAGTATGCTGTCATCTAACATCTCAGCGAGGTTAGCGTTTGGATCACCCATCTCCATCGCCATCGCTTGTGGATCAAAATCTATTTCTACTCCGCCATCTTCTGTTGGCTTTACTTCTATTGGTGGTTTTTCTTCTGCCAAAGGCACTTCTAGTGCTCGCGCATCAGGTCCTGGTATATTTACTTTTGACCTTGTCGGTTTCTTTGGTGCTTGAAATAATCCTTTGTCTATTGCCATTATGCTACCTTCCTTTTAAATAAACTTCCAACTCCGCCCCCGTTAGCCATTCCAAATCGATTTGCATAGCCTTCCATCATTAACATATCAACCACACTATCATCAACATCTTCTGGTTTGATACCCATGTTGTATGCAAAATCTGCTCGTGTAGTTTCTCTTTTTACAACTTCATCCATCTGTTGAGCAGTTAGTTTATCATACCTTGGATCGTTTTGTATCATATCTCTAATTTCGTCAATAGTTGGTTGATCTTCTGGAGTGGCTTTTGTTCCCATGCTAGGTCTATCTTTATAGACTCTTTCCAAATCTGTTTTTGGATCTCTAATTATATTTTCTATTTGTTTCTTATCTGCAATCTTATCTGGTGCTTTCATGCCCATCTTACCAAAAAGTTTCATTAAGTATGAACCAATTTTTGTTGAGCCCATTAAAAATTTAGCACGACCACCTTTTGCATTTTTGGTTCTACCAAACGGTGAGTTGTATATTCCTGTTCTTATAGACTCTGTAAGAGCATCTCTAATTTCTAAAAGTAGTTTTTGTGCTTTATCAACCTCACCTGGTGAAATAGCGTCCTCTGCCATTTGTATGGCTCTTCTTACATCTACGTTTGCCTCTGCTTGAACAGCTTCCATAATTTTTTTTAATTGATCTGGTGGTAGTGCACCTGCACCACCTTGCAAACTGTCTGTAAGTTTTTTAATTTTTAACATCTCTTGATGTATCAACATCATGTCATCTGTGTTGTTCACTATGTCTAAATCAACACGACTTACATCAATACCCATCTCGTCCAACATTTTTACACTTTCATTTGCCATGTCTCTAACTTCTTT